AATCAGTTTGTACTCAAGTTCCTTGCCCCAGAGGGTCAGATCCGCCAAGGGTTCTGGTACGACCATGAGGTCGAAGCTGCAGAAAGAATTGGAAAGAATGATCTGAAACGAATCTGCATCTTCACAGGCAATCGAGACATTGATCTGCAGGAAGACCCCAGAACCTGGGAACCTCTGAAGGACAAACCGATTGCCATTGCGGTGCGGAGACAGAAGGACAAGGAAGGGAACTGGGGAACGTACACCAAGGATGGGGTTACCTATGACTCATATGAAATACAGTTCTTTGCCTCTTCCAAGGAAGAGTTGCCTGAATATAATCCTCGGTTTGATGAAATAGATGAGGAGGAGGATGAAGAGGATGATGCTCCTGCTGTCAAACCTCAGACACCGGATGTCGATCAAATCATGAAAAACGTTTCCAGAGGAGGCAGTCATGAGCCAGCAGGATTCCACGCAGATCCACCAGCCGGAGCACCGAACCCAAAGAAAGAACCCTCAGACGAAGATGATGTACCGTTCTGACCATCGGATTACTCGGTTTCTTGGAGTCAAAGATACCCTGAGTGTGTCGGATGAAACCCTCTGCAGTTTTGTGGAGATCATCCGTGCAGGTAGGTTTCTGGACAGCAAAGATGTTCCGCAACGGTTTAGAAAGAAGATTGTCATGCTCCGACAGTGTCTCCATTTGGGAGAGATCAAGGAGTATCAGAACGAGAAGAAGAAACTGCTGGGGGTGACCCTAGCAGGAGTCTTCCGTGAAGGAAGGCATGACCGTGACCTCACCGACTACTCTGGTCTGGTGCATGTTGATCTGGACAAGCTGACCGGAGAACAGGTGCAGTCGTACCGAGAGATTCTTGAGAAAGATCCCTTTGTCCTGGTGGTCTTTGTCAGTGCATCAGGGAGAGGGTTGAAGGTGATCTGCTGGCATCCTCTGGGGTCAGAGTATCATGAACAGGTGTACTGGATCTTCCGCAGTCATGTCCAGCAGTTGGTGACATGTCACGATGAGGCCATTGATGATTCAGTACGGAACCTCTCCCGTCTGTGCTTTGTCTCCCACGATCCCAGTGCCTACCTGAACCTGAAGGCCTCTCCCATTGTTTCTACAGTTGAGGATCTGGGAGAGATGGACTTCCGTGACATGTCACAGAAGGAGGAGGAGAACCCTGAACCTCCGAAACCGGAGAAGAAGTCCAAGTCTCTCTTTGATGCTTCCAGGCATACGATCTTTGATGATGGGAAGTCTTATGAGAAGTATGGTGCTGCTGTCCTCGATGCTGCCTGTGACATGATCCGTGCTGCGGCACCAGGGCAGAAACATCAGACCCGTCTGTATCGGGCAAGGACGGTGGCTGGATATGTTGCTGGGGGATACATCGAGGAGTCCGTTGCCCTACAGAGACTGATCTCTGCAGCTCTCGACAATACTGATGATCCGAGACTTGCAGAGAAGGACATCCGAGATGGGTTTGAACATGGGAAACGGGAACCTCTGGAAGTTCCTGATCCTGATCCGCAGTTCTTTACTGGAGGGTTCGGCAAAGGTGGGGAAGAAGGTCCAAAGGTCCGACAGGCTGATCCAGACATGGATGAGAAACTGAAGAAGGTCAAAGGGGTTGCTGAAGAGTTTGCGGGAACTTCTGAGGAAGTCAAGAAACCCAATCCTCTGCTGTCCTTTGATGACTTTGTCGCAGACATGGCACCTCCTGAGTATCTGATTGAGGACATGATTGAGACCGATAGTCTGGTGACTCTGATCGGAGACCCTGGAGTTGGAAAGTCCTTCATGGCCTTGAGTTGGGGTCTTGCCATTGCCACTGGACTAAATTGGCAGGACAAACCTGTTAGACAGGGGAACGTCTACTACTTTGCGGGTGAAGGCAAGGCTGGAATGAAACGCAGGATGATGGGCTGGAAGGAGAAGTATGGCAAGAATCCTGGGACTGCCTTTCGATGCCTTACAGGTGGTTGGAACCTGACCAAGATGGAGGAGGTGGATCGTCTGTACGTCGAAATCCTTGATGAGATCGTAGAACAGGATGGGAAGCCTTCCCTAATTATTGTTGATACTTTGGCGAGACATTTTGGTGCAGATGACGAAAACAGCACCCAGGCAATGGTGAAGTTTGTCCATTATATGGATGCTCTGAGGAATCGGTTGGAGTGTACTGTGATCGTTGTTCATCACACTGGGAAGGATAAGGAGAAGGGTGGTCGAGGATCTTCTGCACTTCATGCTGCCATTGATGCAGGGTTCCTGATTGAGAAATCCAGTACGGAACCTGATGCAACGATGACCCTGAAATGCCTGAAGATGAAGGATGGAGAGATGCCAGCACATCAGTTCTACCAGTTGATGTCTGTGCAGGTTCGTCGTCCTGATGGACATCTGTTGGTGAAAAATGACGGTTGTACACCTGTCACTTCCCGTGTCCTGATCCCTGCAGAGGAACCACAATTTGAGGCATCTGGTGCTGGAAAGAAACCAAAAGATTATGAAAGGAAAGCCTATAATGCCTTTTTAGAATTGTGGGAAAAGGGGAAACAAAACTTATTAGAATCAGGTAGAAATTTGGTGGATCTAAGTGTGGATTCAGAAGAATGGTCGAAGTTATGTCAAGGCCCAAAATATGGTCTGACTAAGTACAATGTGTACGATGTTCGATTGAATAGAAGAAATGCCTTCCAGTTTTTTCATGACCGTGTCTCGGTGACGAAAGGACATCTGACTAAGATCAATATTGATGATGAGTGGGTGAGTGGGTAGCGGTAGTTACCCACCGCTGCCCACTGAGGGGTTGGTGGTGGGCAAAAGGGTGGGCAGAAGGACCCTACGGAGTAGAGGGTCCTGCCCACTCTTGCCTACCCAACCCGATACGACGAAATTTTCAGGAAATCATGGAGATCTGAAAAATGATTGAAAAAGGAATGAAGCATAACGAGATCGTGAATGTCATTGCTGGAGCATTTGAAGATCATTTTGTTGTAGAAACGAATGTCCAGGGTTGGTCGCACTATCGAGGTAGTCGTGTTAGTTGTCGTGCAGATTTGATGTTGTATGATCGTGCAAATGGTTTTCTGTTTGGTGTTGAAGTGAAAAATTTTTATACGTTCAATTCCGAATGGATGAAGGAGGCAATTGAACAGATGATGAGTTATAACAATACGGCCTTCAAGATGCCGAACCATCTGAACCGTCCTCTGCATCCTCATGCCTTCTTTCTGGCCTCACCACTGACGAACTACTGGACCAATGACCATTTGGATGATTCGTTCAATTACTGGCCTTCTTCACTGGGACTGCTGCCTGGGGGTTTGGGTCTACTGCAGATAAAAAGTATTGTTTTGGACCCAGAGAAACCTGCCAAGACACTGCTGGATCTGCGGCTGATGAGTGACGAGCAAATCTGGAGCAGCAAGCTGGGGTATCATGTCAATGTCGATGATCTGCTGAGTCCGCAAGTGGGATCACAGAAGGTCATGCATGAGGCAGTGGGGATGAAACTGGAGGGGGATGAATATCGGAAGAATACCTCTCTGAGTTCTCAGAATCGTTGTGAGAAGGTTTTTAAGTAATGGTTGGTGGTTCGGTATGGGTGGGTTTGAAAAATGCCGGTAATTTGGATTATATTGATTATTGATATATTGGAGATGTTATGTCGTCAGATGATGTGTTTTCAGCAAGAGATGCGTTGAATGTTTTGCAGTCCATGAAGAAGATGCAAGATGATACATTGCCCAAACTTATACCCTATAATCATTTGTTTCCACAATGTCTGTTTTGCAAGTTTTGGAAACGTGGACTCAAGCAATTGGAGAATCCTACAGATATGGAACTCAATCGATTAGGTCAATGTCGTAGACATGCGCCCACTGCAAGTGTTGTCGGTAATCTTGACATGGAGCAAAGAGATCATTCTTTGTCTTTGTTCCCAATCACGAAGGATGTCCATTGGTGTGGGGAGTTTGAGAGAGGATTCCATGTACGACATATCAAAGCCAAAGATGATTTTGATCATCGCATTAGAGAAGAAGAATGACTGCACCCAAGAAATCTAACCGGAAATATTCTGATGAGGATGTCGAAGCCTTCTGTAATCACATTGCCGATGGCAAGAGCCTTCAGGAAACAGCAGAACTGTATGGGATGACGAGGTATGCACTGTACCAGGTGCTGAACCGGAATCATCAGGAACGGTACATGTCTGCTCTCAATGAGAGGGCAATGCGTCATGCTGAACATATTGAGTATCTTGCCAAAGAGTGTGAACAGGGGCGGATTGATCCTCGAGCTGCAGATGTTTCCATCCGTGCCAGACAGTGGATCTGTGCCAAGTATCATCCTGAGTTCCTTGCCGAGCGAATGAAGAAGGATGTGAGTGTGGAACACTCGATGAGGAAGGAACACCTGGACACCATGAAGAAGATTGCGAAGAGAAAAGCGGAGATTGAATACAAGTCTGAGCAGAAGCCCAAGGATTGAGCAGATGCCCGTTAACATTACGCACTCGCGATCCTGATACAACTTTTATCTGCTCTGTGCCGCATAAATACTGGGGCATGAGTTACATATTTGACATTATCGAACATATAGATTTTATCAGTTGGTGGCGAGGGTGGAAACCGACAAACCGCAGAAACACTGGGATCGAGCAGGATATGACCGGAAAGGGCAACAAAAAGGGCAACATCTGGGCAGCAACCTCGATTTTCGCAGACCCCCCCAGGGGTGGTCGATTTCCTTTAGCGGGTGCGTGGGCGCACCCCTCCACCTCTCCAACCTATTTCTAGGATAACCAATGAAGAAACTGACCAAAGACGAATGGAACCAGAGGTACAACAATCCTGAAGAGGGCAACCCCTGCAATTTGGAGGTTCTTTGTATTTACAGCAACTGTCCTGACTGTGGGCACGACAACAAAACAGATGTAGCAGGGATGTGGATAGGTTGGTTAAACAGTTCTCCTACTGTGGAAGTGGATTGTGACAACCCCCAATGCCAACAGCAGTATATCTTCCAGGTGGATGGGGTTCGTTTTGAGTTGCAGTACTACAAGAAGACAGAACGGAAGTTGGAACCCAGTGAGAATATGCATGGTGAACCAGACCCCCCCATACCCCTACCTAATCGCTAAGTCGGATCTCATGCTAAAAATTTTCAAAATTTCCCCAGTTGCCAAGCCGAGGATGACGAGACGAGATGTCTGGGCCAAGAGAAAGGTTGTAATCCGATACCGTGAGTTCTGTGATGAACTGCGGAGTCAGGCAGAGGGTTGGGAACTGCCGGATGCTTTCCGTGCCAGGTTCATCGTGCCAATGCCCAGCAGTTGGTGCAAGAAGAAGAGGTTGCAGAAGGTCGCAACCCCGCACCAGCAGAGGCCAGATGCAGACAATTTGTGCAAGGCCTTGATGGACGCACTGCTGAAGGAGGACTCGACGGTCTGGAAACTGGAGATTGAGAAAGTCTGGGGAGAGGAAGGTGCCATCATCATTGACGATCTACGAGACGAATAATGCAGCTCAGTGAACTGATCCTGACCTACGAACGGCACCCAGATTTATTTGTCGAGGACCTGCTGGGAGTCACCCCCCAGGACTGGCAGCGGGAAGTGATGTCTGCAGTGGCAAAGGGACAGCGGAGGTGCAGCATCCGCTCTGGGCATGGAGTCGGGAAATCATCCTGTGCATCCTGGCTCATGATCTGGTTTCTCCTGACGAGGTATCCGGTAAAGATCGTGGTCACAGCACCAACGGCCTCCCAACTGTTCGATGCCCTCTTTGCCGAGTGCAAAAGATGGATCAAGGAACTCCCCACTCCGATCAAATCGTTGCTGGAGATGAAGTCGGACAGGATTGAGTTGGGTTCTTCTCCGACAGAGGCATTCATCAGTGCAAGAACCTCCAGATCCGAATCCCCAGAATCCCTGGCAGGAGTCCATGCAGACCATGTGTTGCTGGTCGTAGACGAGGCAAGTGGAGTACCGGAGTCGGTCTTTGAGGCAGCGTATGGTTCGATGTCTGGGAAGGATGCCACAACAATTCTGCTCGGCAACCCCACCAGATCCTCAGGGTATTTCTACGAAACGCACACCCGACTGCGGGACAGTTGGTGGACGAAACAGGTGAGTTGCCTCGATTCTCCCCTGGTCTCTCCAGACTTCATCCAAGAGATGGAACTGAAGTACGGTGCAGACTCCAACGCCATGCGTGTCCGAGTGCTAGGAGAGTTCCCCTTGGCAGAAGACGACACTCTGATCTCCCTCCATGCCGTGGAGCAGGCCAGCAAGCGCAAAGTCGAACAACCGGAGGGAACCCCTGTCGTCTGGGGATTGGATGTCGCACGATACGGAGATGATGCGAGTGTGCTTTGTATTCGCCAAGGTCGTCACCTGATCGAGTTGCACAGCTGGAAGAAACTCTCCTTGATGGAACTGGCAGGACGGGTGCTGGACCTCCTGAACTCGGCAGACGAACCTCCAGAGGAAATCCTGGTGGACAGCATTGGATTGGGGGCAGGCGTCTTGGACCGACTGCGGGAGTTGGACATCAGTGCCAGAGGGGTGAACGTCTCAGAGAGTCCTGCAATGGCAGACCGATACGCCAATCTCCGTGCAGAGTTGTGGGACTTGACGAAGCAATGGTTCAACGAAGAGGTGCAGATCCCCAATGATGATTCTCTGATTGCCGACCTGACTGCCCCACGGTACTCGTTCAACAGCAGTGGCAAGATGCTGGTGGAGTCCAAGGCCGAGACCAAGAAACGGTTGGGCCGATCGACCGACTTTGCAGACTCGTTGGTGCTGACCTTTGCAAGCACAGCAGCAGGCGCATCAGGGCAATATCGGAGGAAGAAACGAGGCCGCAGAAGGAATGTGGGAGGAGTGGTTTGATCCCTGCGGGATATCCCTGTCCCGTGCGGGACACTTTGTACATATATATAAGGAGCAATTGAATGGTCCTCTCTGACGAGAAACTGATGGAATTGATTCACTCTGGCTACATCCCTTCAGATGTACATCTCGGACCCTGTTCAGTGGATCTGACTCTTGCCGAGGACTACCTGGTGCCGCATCTGCCGGAGGATCGTCCGTACATCACGGTGACAGAGGACTACCCCCACAAGTTGGCACCAGTGGAGAGTTTTGTGCTCTACCCAGGCAAGTTTGTGCTGGCCTCAACGAATGAGATCATCAAAGTGCCAGACCACATGTGTGCCGTGGTGCATGGCAGATCGAGTGTGGGACGTCTCGGCATCCAGGTACAGAATGCAGGATTTATTGATGCTGGATTTGTGGGACAGATCACCCTGGAACTGGTGAATCAGAGCAATGCTCCGGTACTCCTCAAACCAATGATGAGGATCTGCCAACTGGTGATGCACAATCTACATGGACAATCCAAGAGACCGTACCGAGGGAAGTACCAGGGGCAGGTCGGTCCAACTCCATCGAGGATCAAGGAGGACGAGGAGTGAGAACCCATCTCGATCTCTTCAGTGGGATTGGATGATGCCAAAAATTGAATTGCTACAAGGAGACTGTCTGGAATTGATGAAAGATCTGCCAGACGGAAGCATTGATCTAACCGTTACTTCTCCACCTTACGATAATCTACGCACCTACGAAGGTTCGTTGGATTGGAACGAAAACATCTGGAAGCAGGTGCTAGAACAACTATACCGAGTAACGAAAGAAGGAGGTGTGGTGGTGTGGGTCGTCAATGACGCAACGGTCAATGGAAGTAAAACAGGGACTTCATTCAAGCAAGCACTCTATGCTAAAGAGATCGGGTTCAATCTGCATGATACGATGATTTATATGAAACCTAATTTTTCTGCTGTTGGCGCATTGCAGACAAGATATGCGCCAGTTTTTGAGTATATGTTTGTCTGGTGTAAGAATAAACTAAACACATTTAATCCCATAAAAGACAGAAAATGCAAAACCGCAGGGGAGAAGAAGTCTGGCACATTAAGGAATCCTGATGGTGCTATGGTTAAAAAAAGGGGGGTGGAAGGATGGGTACAACCTGAGTATGGTCAACGATTTAACATATGGAAGATAACTCCAGAAAGTAGAGGGAGTGATCATCCTGCACCATTCCCATATCAACTCGCTCACGATCATATCATTTCTTGGAGTAATGAAGGCGACACGGTTCTTGACCCGTTTCTGGGCAGTGGAACAACAGGAGTTGCCTGCAAAAATCTAAATCGGAACTTTATTGGTATTGAACTAAATTCAAAATATTTTGAAATCGCAAAGGAGAGAATTGAGAAGGGCACTGTAGTAAAGGAGAGAATAACTGAGGAAATCACAGAGGGAATCACAGAGGAGAAAGCACAATTAGGATTTGATTTTTCATAATGGCAAGACAGGATCAAGGAGGACGAGGAATAACGAACATTTAACTTGCATCTCCTGCAAATCCTTGCTGCAGTTTCCGGTAATCTGAGTAATCCGAATTATCTGGAGACAGATGGCAATTACTTACCGAAACGAACGGTTTGCTGGGTACAACAAGGCCAAG